AGCAACGACATATTTTATCCATTCTACCCGTTTACGATTGTCTTTGGTGGGGCTAGTATAGACGAGCCTAGTAAAGTTGCTAGGCTTGAGGTGGCAAACTTGGATGGGAGTCTGATTGCTTCTGCGCGAACAGTTAAGAGAAAGCCTCGTCTGCATGTCGAAATCGTGCGCCTATCAGCTCCTGATGATGTTGAACAGGAGCTTGTCGGGGTTACGATCGACGATGTCGATGCGGGAAACGAATCCCTGGTATTCTCTCTGAGCCCGCGCAACTTTAAGAGCGAGCCCGCTTGCAAGGCCAGGTATATCATAGCGAGAACCCCTGGTTTGTTTGATGGTGTACGAACAAGCTAGTCTGCTGCTAAGCAGCCCATACATGCTGAACGGGTTCGATCCGTCTGGTTGGGATTGCCGAGGCTTAGTAAGCTGGTGCCGTCGAGAGTGGGATGGCAAGGCCTCACCAGGTATGGATGGTTTCTTCCCTGCTGAAGAAGCTACAGATGTCGATCGAGTGCAGGCTCTTATGCTTGCTCAGATAGACGCTTGGCAGATGGTAGAGCCTCAGCAAGGTGCTGTAGCTCTGTTCACGGTAAGACAGCGGACTGCCCATGTCGGGTACATGCTGAACAGTCACGAGTTCCTTCATGCTCGAGAGGGTTACGGAACGACCACTAACAGTCTATACGACAAGAAGTGGCAGAGAAGGTTCAAAGGCGCTTATGAGCTCCGATAAGAACGTTGTCATCTCTCCCGAGGCCCACAAGCCTCGTTTGGAACTGATGAAGGCCCCGGTGGGCTGTACGATGACAGAAATCCTTCGTTGTGCAATAAACGAAGGCAAGTTCGACAAAGGAGACCTTCCTTACGTTGAAATCCGAGTCAACGGGAAGCTGCTGCCTCGGCGCGAAGATGCTTTGGACCGCTGTCTGCTTGACGGCGAGGTTGTTCAGATCAGCATGGCCGTGCGCGGTGACAATCCGCTGAAGAATGCCTTCCAACTGATCGTGCAAGTTACTGCAATCGTCGTCGGCTTCTATTTCGGCCCCTGGGCCGCTGCTGCTGTTCAGGTTGTTGGTGCCTTGGCCACCGCAGCACTGTTCCGCAACAAGCAGGACAGGCTCGCAGACCCAAACTCATCCAGCGCACTTAACGAGCAATCCAACACGATCAGACGTCGGGCTCCGATGCCTCTGGTGCTGGGTCGTCAGCGCGTGGCGTTCGACGTTGCGGCTCTGAGCTATACTCAGAACATCGGAAATGATTCTTGGCTGAATGTCATCTTTGGCGTTCACTATGGGCCTTGCACAGTTGAACAAATCAAGATCGGTGAGACCCTGCTTGCCGATTATCCGGCATCTGATGTTCAGATTGAATACAGCCTGAACCCTGGACCGAAGAACTTCAATCTGTATCCTGGAAACGTATTTCAGGAGAACTTCAACAACAAGCTAGACTTCGTTGGCATTCCTGGTGGAACCTGGGAGACCATTACGCCCCTGCCTGGCGCTCGTGCAGCTAGCGTTGACATCACGCTGCCTGGTGGCCTGTCTTATTCCACCGACAAGGGCAAGATCAGAAATGAAGAAGTTGCTGGTCAGATTCAGATTGCTGAGGTTGGTACTGAAAACTGGCAACCAGCTCCGTTCCCTGGTAATGATACGGCTCGAAACAAAGACAACCAGCTACTTCCGCCAGGTTCTTTCTACCTGAATATGAAGACCGCCAATGCTATTCGGCGGACCTATACATTTAATCTCGATCCGACCAAGAACTGGAAGGTGCGTGTTCGCGCCTACGACCAAGACAATGACTCGGCAGATGACCCCGGCCACACCTGGGACACCTATCTGACGGCTCTACGTTCTCACTTTGATGGCAAGCCTATCATCGACGAGAATCTGTCTTGCATTGCTATTCGCATCAAGGCGTCTGGCGATCTCAGCAACACTCTGCCAACGATTAGTGGCATTGTTACGCCGATTGTTCCCGTTTATAAGAACGGCAACTGGGATACCAGAGAACCGTCTTCTAACCAAGCAGCCCTTCTGCGTTGGTGCCTGACCGATCTTCCTGCCGCAAAGCCTCTCTCTCCTGCTGAAATCAACGGCAGTTGCGAGGCTGTTTACAACTTGATCCAAGCTCGCGACTGGGGTTGCGCGCTTTATATAACTGACGACATTTCCCAAGAAGACCTGATGCGACTGTGCGGCTTGGCCGGACGGTTCGCTACTTACTGGTCTGGCGAAGACCTGTGCTTTGTTGGCGACTGGGAAAAGCCGATCGCGCGCCAGGTCTTCTCGGCAGCTAACATCAAAGGCTATAAGTATCGACGTGAGTTCCAAGACGAAATCCACGCTGTTCTCGTTGAGTTCAAGAACTTGGATGAAGACTCGCGTACGGACGAAGTATGGGTATACGCTGACGGTTATAACGCCAATAACTCGACCCTGTTCGAAACCTACTCTCTTCAGTTCGCCTGTTCCCAGAACCGTGCCTACAGAGAAGGTCGAGTCTACCTTGCTCGCCGAGAACTTAAGACCGAAACCCATGAGTGGACGGCTGGGTTTGACTCTGTCACCGCAACCTTCGGAGACCGGGTCCGAGTTAGTCACTATGCAGCACTTTATGGTGAAGACACCGGCCGCGTCGTCAACAGACTGTTCAGCCCCGATCAGCAATATGTAATCGGGGTTCGTGTCGACTTTGCTGTTGAGATGGAACCTGGCCAATCTTATTCCATCGATGTGCGTCGCAGTGACCAAGCCTTGGTTGGTATTGTCCTGGAGCCTGCAACTGAACGCAAGCTGACGAAGTCGCTTTACTTCTCGGTTCCGCTAGAAGTCAATGCTGCACCGCGTAAAGATGACTTGGTTGTCTTTGGTAAAACCAATCTGGTTACTGAAGACGTAGAAATCGACTCGTTTGATCCTCAATCTCGCAACGAGGTTCGGATCAGTGCTTCGCCATACGTCGCCACTCAAATCGAGGCCGCAGAAACGGGCCCTATCCCACCACTTCCGACTAACTTAAAGCCGAAGGAACGGACTCCGCGAGTTCGCATTCTTCAGAGCTATGGAAAGCCTGAAGGTGTGGAGGTTGTATTCGACGTTGCCGAAACGTCTACAAACCCGATCCAAGGTTTCATCACACGTTGGAGATATTCTGGCGAGGATTACCCGTGGAATACTTTGGCAATCCTGCCCAAGCAGGAAAGAACGGTTCGCACACCTCCGATTCTTCGTCCTGCCTACGATCCAGACGATCCTATTGATGCTGTTACCCTGATCGATGTTCAGATCATCACTCTGTCTCAGCGTGGTGATTATTCGAATCCGACCACGGTCAATGGCATACAGGTCAAGAAGGAGGTTGCCGCTCCAACTGGCTTTGACGCCATGGCTGTCGTCCGTACAGCTCCTGACGGGTCATCCAAGCCAGCTATTGCTGTGATCGCTGATCCGGTCACTGCGGGCGATATTCAGTATCTGGATATCGAGCTTGGTAAAGTCGAGTTTGGCGGAGGCTCACTGTATGAGTCGGCAGGTTCTGTATCGGCACAAAATCCCACAGGTGACCTTTATGGAGTCGATCCTGGTGAAAGCTACATAGTTCGAGGGCGCTTTAGGACTCAAGATAACTGGTACTCGGACTGGGTGTACGCAGGCTCCGAGAGTGAGCCTGTAGCTATTCCGGGTGGATCATCTAAGTCCTCTGACACTGTGAATGTCGGAGGAATACCAGCAACCCAGATCACTTTAAGGTTGGAGACTGTTGAGGGCGTAGCTTCTACTGCAGCTAGTGGTGTTGCAAATCTTGAAGCTGTCTATGGCGACACGGTCAGTGCGGCGGCGAGCGCGGCGGCTGCGGCTCAGTCAGAAACTAATGCTATTCAGGCTAAAGCTGATGCAATAATCGCTCAAGAGCAAACGCAGTCGGCAAGCGCAGAAGCGATCCTCGCTAAGGCAGACACGATCGCTGCGAAAAATGAGGCTGTGTCGGCGTCTGGGGCTAGTGCATCGTCTGCATCTCAGGCTGGTGGGTTCAAGACTGACGCCGAAACGGCTGCTGCGGCTTCGTTGCAACAGAAGGTCGAGGCGACGGCTGCCCGTGAGGGCGCTCAAGCCGCCGCCAATACACCGCTAGCGACTTCTCCGGCGCTGTCGCCTGATGCGTTTTCGATCAACTCTTGGGCAGAGCTGAACGGCCCGCAAAACTTGCGGGAGGTTTTTGCCAATAACCCCGGCAAGATTTACCCGATCAACTCGACTGTCGAGGTCAACAACTTCGGGTCGGCCGTCCACATCAACGCTGCAAAGGCGATGGCCCGGCCGGAAGGACATCGGTTCCGCTATTCGGCGCGCATCCGCCGCATGGACGAGGGCGGCAACGCCTCTGAGAACAATGTGACGCTTTTCGCATGGTTCTGGGATGCCAACGGCGGATCACTAGGCGGCTATGAGTTCCAGACCGTCAACCCTGGCACCGCTCAAGGGACGCAAACTCTTACGGCTGAACACCTTCCGCCTGCCGGAACGGCATGGACGCGGACGATGGTTCGTGTGGTTTCCGCCGTCGGCGTCACGGCGGTTCTGTCGTTGGAAACCTTGGACATCGAGTCCGAGAAAGCGGCGGCGGCGGCGGCGACTTCGGCGGCGACTTCGGCGGCGGCAGCGGCGGCATCCGAAAGTGCTGCTGGCCAAAGTGCCTCTGCATCACAACAAGACCGCGTGGCTGCTCAGACCGCAAGGGGACAAGCGGAAGGGTTCAGGGACCAATCGTCCGCCTCGGCAACCACGGCGGCCGGGGCCGCCGCGACTGCGACTGAGCAGGCGGGGCTTTCGGCTTCGGCGCGAGACGCGGCACAGGGCCATGCAAGTTCGGCCCTGGCCAGCCGAAATCAGGCGTCAGGGTTTGCGACGGATGCTGAGACGGCTGCGGCTGTTTCGACAGCGCAAAAGCTGGAAGCGATTGCCGCCAAGGATGAGGCGGTTGCAAAGGCTGCGGCATCCGCGACTTCGGCGGCCAATGCAGCGGCGAGCGAGACGGCGGCGGGTCTTTCGGCTACGGCATCCCAAACTAGCGCCACGGCGGCGGACACTTCGCGCGGGCAGGCCCAGACGGCGGCGACACAAGCCTCTCAGTCCGAGACCAATGCGGCAGGATCGGCCGCCAGCGCCAGCAGCAGCGCGACGAACGCAGCCAATAGCCGGGACGCGGCGGCGGGGTCGGCCAGCGCTGCGGCCGGATCGGCGTCGCTGGCGGAGACCAAGGCGGGCGAAGCGGGCAACAGCGCGACGGCGGCGGCGGCCAGTCAGGTTTCAGCCTCGACGGCGCGGGACATAGCAGCAGAAAGCGCATCCAACGCCTCTTATCTCGACGTTGGGGCTGCGTTCACTTTTGCGAATACGGTTGACGGCTGGGGCGCAGTAAACGGCTCGCTCTCGCCATCCCCTTCTGGTGCGCGCTTCATTCAAAGCGGCGCTGACTCTCAGATCATCCGAAGTGACTTGGCTATACTCGGAGCACGATACACAAGGGTCATTGTCACTCTGACGCGGACGAAGGCCCGCACGTCAGGCGGTTGGGACGGCACACTTTATTTTTCTACAGACTCCCACGGGATTTCGGGGTCTTTCCGCCAGATCGTAACGCGCGACCCCCCTGTTGGAGAGAGAACGGAACTCACGTGGGATATGCCGTCCCTACCCTATGGCGGCACTGACTGGCTGACGAGCACGATTCGACAAATCCGCCTCGACCTTGACCAAGGACCAGGCGGTGAGTTCACCATTCATAATGTCCGTGTCGTCGGCTCGGACACGGCGGCTCCTGCTAAGAGCGCGACCGCGGCGGCCACATCGGCGTCTCTTGCATCCGCCAGCGAGACGGCGGCCGGGCAGAAGGCTTCGGCGGCAGAAGGGTCAGCGACCACGGCGGCAACCCGCGCAGGTGAAGCGCAGACATATCGGGATCAAGCTTCGACTTCGGCTGCCGATGCCAACACAGCTGCGATCAACGCTGGGGTAAGCGCCAGCACGGCACAAGCCGCCGCGAACAACGGCTTTGCGACCTCTCCGGGCCAGGCCCTCGACTCGTTCGCGGTCAATCAATGGGACGTCCTGAACGCGACGGCGAACCTTCGTTCGGCGATGAACGCCAGCCTATCAGTCGTCAACGGCGCGCTTCGCGTCAACTCCATGGCCGGAGGCACCCATATCCATACGGCGAAGGCCGTCGCGCGGCCCGCTGGCCATCGCTTCAGGATCGGGGCCAGCGTTCGTCGCGTGGTCGAAGGGGGTAGCGCTTCACAAAATGAGGCTCGCCTTTTCGCGTGGGGCTGGGACGCGAGCGGGAACGTCGTGTGGTCCACCGACGCGGGCTTTATCAACCCCGGCGGCGGCGCGACCCAACGCATAGAGACCGAGGTCACGCCGACCTCTGGCGTGGTCTGGATTAGGGCCATGCTCCGTATCTATTCGGAGGTCGGGGCAACGGACGTTATCTCCATTGAGACGACGGACGCCGAAGACCAGATTTCCGCCGCAAGTTCTGCCGCCACCGCTACGTCCCAAGCGGCCAGCGCCAGCGCCAGCGCTGCGTCCGCTTCTATCAGCGCAAACCTAGCGGCCCGCTCTAGCCTCTTGCCGAATATGCTGCCGAACAGCACGGCGGCGGTTGACCTTTCGGGCTGGATCGCGGGGGCGTGGTTCAGAAGTTCATATGCTCCCATAGGACCGTTCTTCTTCTGCAACGCGGCGGGTGACAACTTCGCGCTGTCGCCGCTGGTCCCAGCCCAAGCTGGCTTAGGATACACTGTCTCGTTTCAAGCAGAGACGGCGGGCGGCGTCGCCGCCGTCTATGTCGCCGCCTACAACGCCGACGGCTCGGTCCTCATTCAAGACGGCCTCGGCCTCCTAGCGTTCACCAGCACGGACTGGACCGTCCGCCGATCCTGTCCAACCTTTACCCTCCCCGCTGGGGCCTCGGCCTTTCGGGTCGTCCTTCAGAAAACGGGGGGAGCGTCCTATGCGGGGATCACCCGCATCATGGCGAACCTCGGGGAAGCCGCGAACTGGAACGATGACGCCAGCGCGCGAACCGTGGAGGCGCAACTCTCTATCACCGCCAGTGTCGCTGCCGACACCCAGTCTCGTCTAGGAACTGCCGCCTTCGAGGTTCTGGCGGGATCTGGCGGCGATCCGGCGCAACTGCTGGTGAAGGCTCAGGGGTCTAACTCGCTGGTGCAGCTAGTAGCGAGCGCGCTTCGTTTCGGAAATGTCGTCGGTGGAACCATCGTCGAGGCGATGAAGCTGATCGGCGGCGAAGTGTTCTTTATAAGGCCGCTTTACATCGACGTCGGGTCCAATCGCTTGATCGTCGGTCCGGGCGGGGAATGGGTCTTGTGGTTCGGTGGAACGGATAAGACCGCCGCCACCGCCACCCGAACAAATGGCGTGTTCTCGTTGGGGACGGATGGCAAGGTCTATCTCGGCGCTTCTGAACTCACTAGCGGGCCCCGCCGGGCTCTTGTGAATGCGCCGAACGCCTCAGTCGGCTCGAGCTGGGTCCTTATGGCCCAGTACACCATGGGCGGCGTCTCCGCTGGACCTGACGGGATCATCGTGGCGGCGCGTTTCGACGTGACTACCTTCCTCTTCCTGCCGAGCGGCGCCGGGGTGACGGACTTCTACGGCGAGATGCAGCTGCGCGAGATGGCGCCGGACGGGTCCGGATCCACGGTGCTGTCGACAAAGGCCTTCAACTCGACCACGGGCGACCCTTCCACCTCGACCACGGCGGCGGGCAGTCGCACCGGCGAGGTCCGCTATCAGGTCTGGATGCGGTCAACTCAGCCCGCAGAGACCGCGACCATCGGCGGCAAGGTCGAGTTCCAATCCGCGCCCAACGGATGACGTCAAACACTGAGGAACATCGCCATGCCCGAACCCACCAACGCCGAAAAGCTGGCCGCCCAGGCCGCCCTGGTCGCGTCGAGAAGCCAAAGCGGCTCTAGACCTAGCCTCTAAACCGAAGTGGGGCAAAAAACCTCGCGATTGGGTTGAACTGGCTTGTGGAGAATCTGATGCCTCGTTCTTTATGCCAGGTGCCATAGTTGGCTTCGAAGAAGTTGAAGTCAATATTCCAGGTCAAGAAAAACTTCATCGCTGTTATCGGGTATATATATCCGCCGACATGATGGTCAGTTTACTGATGCTGATGTAGACGCGTCGCCCACCAACCTTGAAACCTTAGTCAAAGCTACTGAAAATAAGGACTAAAGCTACGACATAGTATACTTTAAGAAAAATCCATGTCATAGTCTTTAATCGAAGCTGATATGGATATCCCACAAGCAAACGGCAGACAGCGTTAAAGACGACAAGCGTTTGAATGCCTCATGAACAAAGAGGACTGAATACTGTGGCTGAAGAAGCAACACCTGAAGAAGCAACACCTGAAGAAATCGAAGCAGCTTATGAACTGATCGCACGAACGAATGCAGCTGAAGCTGCTCGAGTGCGTCAGGAAACCCGAGACCTCATCGCACCGTTTATCGAGGCAGGCTGGGGTTCTGCTGATGAAACCAGTGCCATCCGGGTCGCAATGAAGGCGCTGCGCGAAAAGGCCACAACGATGATGGCCTACGACCCCAATCTGCTGAACATGTTGTTCACAACTGCGACTATCATGCAAACAGTCGATGATAAGATTCGCTCAATAGCCGCTCTTAACGCAGAACCCGCGGCCTAATCAGATCGTGGTTGGGCTATCTTTAGCCTCGGTAGTTTAACCACGATTCACTTAGGTATAGGATTCAACTCGATGCTGCCGTGGTATATGCTAGCATTGTGGGGTGCACTGGGCGCCTTCATATACGCGGCACCAAAGTTTTCTGCCTGCTTCTTCACCGCGAGGCAGTCTGGAGGTTCGAGTTTAGTCTGTTCGATCGAAGCAGTGATTTCTATCCTTACAGGAATCTTTGCTTCAGTCGTTGTTTCGCCTTGGCTTTATACTTTTTTGGGAAGAGACGGCGAGCATGAGATTCGAGCAATCTCCGCACTTGTCGGCCTTCTCGCAAACCCAGTAGCTCCCAAGCTTTTCAATGTTGAAACCTTGATTTCTATATTGAGAAGCATGAAAGGCCCAACATGATAGCCGATGCCATCGCCAGCCTGCTGTGTTTTATGTTTGCGATTTCGTGCTTCGTGATCCACATTCTTGCCAGCCCTAAAAGAAAGAACTGGTCTGATCTTCCCGAATATGTTCGGTGGGGCCTTTTTGCTGCTGGCGGTGCGATGCTGTGCAGAGGAGTTAACCTGGCAGTCTTGTCAGGTGAATATCCTTCTATCAGTCTTGGCCATGTCAACCAGGAAGGCTTGATTGCGTTGGCAATTATGTCCTACACGGTAACAGCTTGGGCTGTTCACATGGTTCGCCGAACCTTCCCTGCTCGAGTCTGGGATCGTATGAAATACATCGAAGGTCTGGCAACTTGCGCAAACAATGGCTCGCTTGCATTGCTGGCCAGCCTAGGCGTTAAGGTAGTGCCTCCTCATGGCACTCCTAAGGACGTTTCCGAAGCCACGAGGTTGACTGACAATGTTTGATCGCCTTTTTAGCATCATCGAAGAGAACTTAGTTCTCATCGCAGTTTTCATCCTGACCCTGATCATTCTCAACATGATTGGCGGAACGCCGGCCCTCACAGACAACGAGGGCTTTATGTACCTGGCCACCGGCATCATTATCACTGGCTTGGTCAACGGTATCATTCAGAAGAATACTGACCGCCAGCAGAAGAGCAATGCTGAAACTGTTCAGACTCTGGCAGCCGCAACCATGTCTACAGCCCCGGCACAGCCTGTTGTTCCTCAGGCAACCGATTCTGTGGTGATCGAAACCGAAACTGCACTGGTGAATACCAATGAGCAATCTCAACCAAGCAGCAATCAACAAACTGCTGGAAGCACTCGACCTTCTTGGGTGGAGCCCGACTGAGATTGAAGTTCCGGAGGTTGTAAAGCCTCCGTTAGTTGAGGAGCGTCCAGACGTTCCTGACCAGCGCCCGACACTTGCCTGGGGCGCCAAGGTTAGCTCTGTGTTTCGCGACCGTGTCTGGTGGATTGCAGACGAGCTGACTAAACAGCAAGGTTCTTTGTTCGACGCCAACTGGCTGATGAGCTGCATGGCTTTCGAGACTGGCGAGCGGTTTACTGCTGACGTCAAGAACCCTGCATCATCGGCGACGGGCCTGATTCAGTTCATGGACTCAACTGCCAAGGCCTTAAAGACTACGACAGCTAAACTTGCCAAGATGACGGCTGAGGATCAACTGAACTACGTCTACAAGTATTTCCGAGACATGATCAAGGCCAAGGGGCCGATCCGCAGTCTCGATGACTGCTACATGGCTATTTTGTGGCCGGCAGGCATTGGCAAACCTTCTGAATACAAGCTGTGGATCAAGGGTTCGTCGCAATATGCGGTGAATGCCGGACTTGACAAGAACAAGGATTCGGTTGTGACCAAGGCGGAAGCGGCAGCCAAGGTCGTGGAGAAGCTCGTCAAGGGCCTCCAATCTCAATACGCCGCCTAAAGGAGTCTAGAAATGCGTACGTTCCTGCTGGCCGCGTGTGCTTCCGTGAGCATCCTCGGGTTGTCGGCCTGTGGTAGCACTCATGTGGATTACCCGGGACTCCCCAACGCTTCGCAGACTGTCGTCGATGAAAAGGCGCTGTATGTTGCTGAAGCCGCTTATGCAGGGTTGGCGACCCTGGCCTTGGAGGCAGTCCAGTCTGGCGCCCTTAAAGGTGACCAGGCTGCTCAGGTTCAAGTTCTGAACCGCCAAGCCTACGAGGCTCTTCTTCTGGCGCGTGCTGCGAAGGAAGCCGCGAACTCTCGAACCTACGTGGAACAGACCACGAGGGCCTTGGACCTGATCGCGCAGGCCCAAGCGCTTATTCGAACGCGCGAATAAGGAGTAGCCATGCCCACTCTGGAGCAAATCCTCGCCGGGATTCAAACCGCGCGCCAGCTGATCGAGCAGTACGATCAGATCAAGGACACCCTCAGTTCGTCGGACCGCGACACCGTTGAACGGCAACTGAAGCTGCTGCAAGCGTCCAACGATGCGCTTTTCAACAAGCTTGACACCAAGCTTGAAGCGGCCTCGAAACGCTAAATCCAGTCGCGGATTTTAGAACCTAGCACTTCGTGTGCTAGGTTCTTTTTATTGCGCAGAACTTCAATAATCCGCTCATCCACTGTGCCAGGTGTAAACAAGTCGATGTATGTGACCGACTTAGTTTGACCGATTCTATGTGCTCGGTCTTCGGACTGTAGTCGATGTTCCAGGTTATACCCGTTCGAGTAGTATACGACCAAGGAAGCCTGCGTGAGTGTAAGCCCATAGCCAGCACTTTGCGCATTGGCGACAAAGAATCGAACAGGACTGCTAGGGTCCTGGAAGGCGCGATAAGCATACTCCCGGTCTGCTGGGGATGTTCCGCCGTAGTAATCAACGACTGCATCATTGCCAAACTTTTTCCTGAGCGCCGCGACGACGTCGACAAGAGTCTGACGGTAGTTTGCCCATATGATGGCCTTCCCGCTGAAGTCCTCGAGAATAGTTTCAAGGGCCTCGATGCGGTTATTCTCAATCGAAACATAATCGTTTTCCCCGACCTTGAGCTGGCCGCAACTGATCTGGTGCAGCTTGACGATTTGTGCCAAGACGGTCGTCACTTCGACCTCGTGACCTTCAATCTCAAGCATGGCTTCGTCGCGCATTTGGTTGTACAGCTTCTGCTGAGCAGGAGTCATATCAACGATGTGCTTCTTGTAGACCTTGGCAGGAAGGTCCAGACAGTCTTCTTTGTAGACCTGATCACTGAAGCTGCCAAGAATCCGGTTCAGTTGATCCAGGTTCTTGTAGCCCTTAGTCACCATGATCGTTCTTTGCGGGCCAAGGTACAGAGGTTCGCGAACCTCGAACGTGTTGCGGAAACTGAAGAAGCTGCTGAAGCCAAGAGTGCCTTTGCCAAGCACCATCGACATACCCCACAAGTCCATGGGAGACTGGGTTACTGGAGTGCCAGTCATGATGCGTTTGATACGCGACTTGGCAGACCAGATATAGGTTTCCTTTGACCGCTTAGATGACCCCTCCTTTACGCAAGTGGCCTCGTCGATAGCTTCGAACACACCTTTCTGAGCGGATGCGTAAAGTGCTTTGAGGACCTCAGGGGCTCTGAAAGCCATTGACTCGATGTTAACGACGATGATCCTCAGAACTCCAGGTTTCGGAGTACACAGACTGGTCAGAGCCTCTCGTAGCTTGCCAGATGAATACATCGTGCTGTTAAATAGAACGACTTCGCGAGGAATGTTTGGCGGCAAAAGATCGGGAATCAGAAACTGAGCCCAGTTCGCATACTCACCGTTCTTGGCGAGAATGACGGCAACGTCGATTTCACCAAGCAGAAAGGCCCAAGCCATTTCGTGGCAGATCATCCACGACTTGCCAGTGCCCATTTCCCAGAAGTGAGCCCACCCTCGCTGCTCACGTCGCTTCTCAAAGAGTTTGAGCTGGTGTTGATAAGGATTGCCTACGGGGCTGAAGATGAAGTCTTTGGTGGACATGTGGCCTCAAAGGGGTTAATCGGTGCATCCACAGTCAATAGTGGTGACCAGCTATCACTTTCGGGTGGCCTCCATGATAATGCCCAAAGGAACATCACCCGGAGGATTTTAGAATCAAGACGAAAATGGCCCCGCAGACCAGTAATCTACGGGGCCATCAATCGTCAGTTGATCAACGACTTAGTAAGGAACGTCGTCGTCAGGCGCCGTATTGCCGTGGCCCGCCGAGGCATCGGAAGTCGAACCGCCGTCCAGATCACCTTCGTTCGCACGGGACACCTGGCCAGCGGCGAACAGAGTATTGAACCGCTTGCCGGCCTGATAGCAGTCGGCCGAGACAGGCTCGGGCAGCTTTTCAGGAACCGGGGTGTACCAGCTGTTCTGACCCTTCGACTCGAGAGCCGTAGACAAGGTGTACGAATACAGCCACCGCGGCGCCTGCATTTGCGTGCCAGGAATGGTGCTGCCGGCGATCAGGTTATTCAGACGACGGTTGGCCTTCAGAGCCGTGGACTTCAGAGGCAGCACGACTTGATCCCAGCGACCGGTGTTGGGATTCAGCATCATGCCGTATTGGTAGGCAGTCTCGATGATCAGGTCGTGACCTTGGTCAGGCAACGAAGGCTGGCCCTTCGCATTCTTGACAGTCTTGGTCATGATATCGGAGTCGATGGAGTGATCCATGACATAGCCGCCTTCACCCAGGTCCCGATCGTGCCACTGCACATATTTACGCTCATAGGCGCACGGGATGAACTGAATGGCGCCGCTGAACGTTTCACCGGTAGCCGAGTTGAACCATTCGCCGACGCGAGCGCCTTCGATGTATTTGGAGTGGCCCGGCTTCAGTTGCGGGCTGCCCGGTTGCAGCAGAGAGAGATACGGAATGCCGAGATCGCCGGCGCCCATATCTGCGGAGCCGACGCCAGCATCCGCCATGATGTCCTGCAGGTCGTAACCCGTGGGAAGATGACCTTCAGCGACAGTCGCTACGTCCTGTCCTTTTGTGGTAGCCATGGTCTTACTTGTCCTTCTTAGGCGTGATTTCCGCCTTGTCGATGATATAGACGCCCAGTAGTTCACGGGGCAGAGGGTCGTCTACGCTTTCACCCTGTTGGATGGCAAGCTCCTCTGCCTCGACCTGCTCCTTGACAAACGCACGAAGTGTCTGCCAGTGAACCGATTCATCAAGCTGCGGTTGATAATCGGGGAACCGCGCCCGCAGTTCTGCCATGATCATTTCAGCAGCTTCGTGTGCGCCCTTACCGAGCGGCACGTTTACTTCAGTCTTGATCAGAGAGTCATGACCGCGTTCGCGCATCCACGCAAAGGCGCTCTCACGATCTGCCACCTTAACGCTGGCAGCATAGACCCGCTTGATCGAAATCTTGGAGCCGTCGAGCAGTTTGAACTCAGACATGCCGGCTTCGGACATGGCATTCGGAAGATCATATTCAGAAATCTTCTTCAGCTCTTCGTTGATCGTCTTCATTGCAGCCTCATATTCCTTGAGGCGCGTCTGAAGTTGCAACTGGCGAACAGCCAAGTCGCCAATCGCTTTGGTCTGAACGGTGTCA